GTTGCTTACTGGATTTGATTCCGGCGGCAATGCAATTGCAATTACTACTGAGACTCCTGATGCTCTGCCGCTGTCTGCGCAAGAGCCTTATACAACTACTGACATGGGCACAATTGAAGGCAACTTTACTTTGCGTCAAGTGGTAGCTGGAAAGACGCTTGCAACTTTTTATGCGGGAAGTAACAAGGGCGAAAGAATTGATTTGACAAGAATTTATGATTTAGTGCGAGAAGCAATTAGCACCGAATACGATAGTAAATTTACTTTTCCTGTGACAAACGAGGACTATCAAATCGAATCAATCGCAGGAGATGGCACTCTTTCGCTTTCTCGTAAGCACACTTTGGAGCTTGGCTTTAGGTTTGTAATTGGTCTTAATACTTATTACATTGTCTCTATTCCAAGCGTTTCAAGCATCAAAATAAGTGAGACGAAGGGAGGCAGCGTTTTCACTGGTTTTAGTGGAAAGGGAATTGTGCCCGGTGATTTTGGCACCGCATTTTATGATTTGGTAATTGATCAAGCAATTGCTTCGCGTGCCCGGCCAATTGACCAAGGCGCCGTCATTATTGCCGCCAGACGTATTCAAGACAAGCTAATTCCGTTGTCATTTAGCGAAAAGAGGGCGGAATGGATGTTGACTTATGGTTGTAGCACTTCTGGCACCTATAATATTGTTAGCCCATCTCCCGAAGTGCGAGTATTCCTTAATTACGGGCTTCGATAAGGTAAAAGCATGGCGGACGGCAGCTCTATTATTAATGTCGCATCAAGCGGTCTTCCAAACGAAACGCAAGACTATGCATATGCATTTTGCATAGGCACGCAAATCTTTCAAAATCCAGATCAAGACCCGAGGAATGGAAGCCTTAGCTTCAAGGTGGATCCTGAATTGTTCGATGTAGGCATTTCTGGGGACACTGTAGGGACCACGGCAATTGGACTTGCCACTGCAGATAACATTTCCTCTATTTCTTCTTGGTCTTCAACAGAAGAAATTAGCGATGATGGACAAAGTTACGGAGTTTATTGCGTTAGCTTTGCTGAAAATAACTTGGTAAGCAACAAGATTAACATTTGTTGTGCTGGTAGCACAATTGGTTTCATTCAAAAAAATCGTCAGTCCACATCAACTGATATTGGCTTTGATACGCTTACCATATCTGGACATGGTTATAGCAACGGTGATGCAGTGGTCATCTATAGCGGAAGTCCTCCTTCTCCGCTGCAGCTTAATACCAAGTACTATGTCACCACTTCTGGGGAAGACAAGATCAGGCTTGCTTCTAGTCACAATCAGTCGCTGATTGGCGATGTTATTGATATCACAATTAGTGGCGGTCCAGTCTATTTAAGGAGTGATGACTTGATTGAAATTAGACGAAACGGCATTTCAGAAGATGTTGGCGTCTATAGGAATAATGTCGAGATTTACGCGATTGGTTCAAACGGTCAAACATTGAGGCCATTCTTTTGGACGAGAGAGTCTAGTAATAGTGCTACGATACCAGTATTCAAGGAAATTAAAGTTAGCGGAGCTTCTTGATTCATGGCTCAAACACGGTTGATTTCGGAGCTTGTTGAGCTTGTCACTCCCAATAACGAAGACGTATTTGTAATTGTTGATAACACTACAAATCCGTCGCTAGGCGTAACAAAGAAAATTTCGTATGCGTCCTTGAAAGAGGACTTGCAGGATGTAGTCGCTACGCTCACTTCTGGTGGCACTGGCATCAATGCATCGTATAACGATTTAAACAATACGCTCACCCTTTCAGTGGTTAATGATACAACCACTCAGCGTACCATCGTTTCATCTGGTGGCGGCGAAATTGGAGCGCGGCAAGAATTGAATTTTATCGCCGGCACTGCGGCTACGGTTAGCGGTGTTGATAATAGTGGCGAAAATCGTGTAGACGTGACGATTGGCGTCAACGCGTCTCAAATCAATATTAACGACCTAGCTTCTGCTTCTCCCCTTGAAGTTAACAAAGGAGGTACGGGCGCAAGCACAGCGTCTAGTGCCCGCTCTAATTTGGGAGCAGCAAAAGCAGGAAGCAATAGTGATATTACTGGATTAACCGGTCTCACAACTGCTCTTTCCATTAGCCAAGGTGGCACTGGCGCAGACACGGCTCAACAAGCATTAAAAGGTATTGGTGGATTGAAATACGTTACCAACGTTGGCGTTGGCGGTGAAAGTCTTATTGTAAACGACACCGTAGAGGTGGCCAATGAATTTCGAGGCGAAATTAAAGGTGTAAAAGCTGGAAATAGCACTATTAGCGTAACAACTGATGGCACCGACATTGCAATCATTGCAAGCCCCGATGATATCCTTGGTGGCGCCACTCAGAATGTAAGTGTCAATAATTATCGTATTACCGATGTAGGTTCGCCAGTTGGTGCGACTGACGCCGCAAATCGTGCTTACGTAGATCAAGTTAGTGCTGGTTTAAGTATTAAAGAAGCAGTAATTGCGGCTACTACAGCCAATGTAGTTTCTACTTATGCGGGCAGTCCTGCTTTTACGCTTACAGTAACAGGAACTGGCACTCCTTCTTTTGACGGAGTAAATATTACCAATGTCGGCACGCGAGTATTAGTCAAGGATCAAACTACTGCATCTCAAAATGGCATCTATGCATTAACAACCGCAGCAGCGCCTGGCATTAGCGCAGTGTTTACTCGCACAGATGATGCTAATAGTAGCGCAGAGGTGAAGACTGGTATTTTTATGTTTGTGCAGAGTGGCACAACAAATGGCAATCTTCAATTTACTCAAGTTACAAATAATCCCGTTCTTGACACTGATCCTCTTGTTTTCTCTGTTTTAAACGACGCAACAATTGCAGATAATTCTGTTAGCAATTTAAAGCTGTCTGATATGACGGCTTTGACAATTAAGGGTGCTGTTGCTGGTGGTAATCCACAAGATCTAACGCCCAACCAGGTGCTGGGAATTCTTAACAGTGGAACGACAAAGCTTACTTCCAATGTCCTGATTTCTGGCAATACTGCTGCGGCTGGCATTGTTCAACTTTATAACGGTGTTAACAGCACAAGCAGTGGCTTAGCGGCCACTGCAAGTGCTGTTAAAAGCGCTTATGACTTAGCGGCTAATGCCATCCCTATTAGCGGAGGCACTTTCACTGGTCATGTTTCTGGGACCACTGCACCAGTGGGCACTAATACCACTCAATTAGCAACCACTGCATTTGTCAATAGTGAAATTGCGAATGACGCCCCCACTAAAACAGGCGGTGGTGCAACAGGCACCTGGGGCATTTCCATTAGTGGCAATGCCAATACCGCCTCTGCATTGGCATCTGGAGTGAGCATTGGCTTGGCGGGTGATTTAAGTGGTAGTGCTGTTTTTAATGGCAGCAGCAATGTTACCATCACTGGAGTTGTTGCCGATGATTCTCATAATCACATTATTAGCAATGTAGATGGTTTGCAATCTGCATTGAATGCAAAGGCGGCAGTTGTTAACGCCAGCTTGTCTGGCACTCCAACTGCGCCCACTGCAACCGCTGGCACTTCAACCACTCAAATTGCAACCACTGCCTTTGTGGGAAATGCAGTTAATACATTGGCCAGTGGAACTGTGGCTTTTGCAGGCGCCTTAAGTTCTGGAGTGACCATTGCATTAAGTGGAGATGTAAGTGGCTCTGTTGTTTTTGATGGAAGTCAAAATGTCACTTTGACAAGTAATATTGTCAGTAATTCCGTTACTTTAGGAACTGACACCACTGGTGCTTATGTTAAAAGGGCAAGCACTGTCGGCAGCGGTATTTCTGGAAGCGTCAATACCGAAGGTGGTGTTTTTACCGTTACTTCCAACGCCACTCCGGCAAGCTCTGTCAATGCAATTGTTTCCCGTGATGCCAATGGGAGCTTTGCGGCCAATGTAATCACTGCTTCTTTGTCAGGCAATGCATCTACCGCTAACACTTGGGCAAATGCAAGGACGATCTCTTTAAGCGGAGACCTCGCTGGAAGTGTTTCTATTGATGGAAGCAGTAATGTCACTCTTGCTGGTACGGTAAGTAATAATATTGCTCGGCTTACAAATGCGCAAACATTTAGCGCACAGCAAACCTTTGTCGAGACTTCCGACACTGTATATGCTCTCGCTGGTACAAACTTAGATCCAGCGAATGGTGGCATTCAAACAAAAACATTATCTGGAAACACCACCTTCACTGAGTCCTTAGAAAGTGGCCAAAGTGTACTGTTGATGCTGGAAAACGGCGCCACTTATACAGTGACTTGGCCAGCGGTATCTTGGGTGTCGAATATTGGCAACATTGCACCTACTTTAACGAACAAGGATGCTATTGTTTTCTGGCAAGTTGGCGCTACTGTTTACGGCAATTACCTTGGGAGCTATGTGTAATGTTTACTAAATTTTTACTTGGCAACATCGAAAAGTCTCAGGCGTGGCTTGCTTTTACTGACCTGCAGGCAGACACTCTCAATCCGTCTTTTTTTGCTGATACCGATGGTGCAATTTATACTTCATTTTACAGACTTGGTATTGGCTACTTAGTCAAGCTTAAGTTTAATGGTGTTGTTGAATGGGCACGATCAATCAATCCAGTTAACAGCAATGGTTCTTGTCTTTTGTCAGTAACAGGGGATAACGGCGGCAATATTTATGCTTGCGGTGGCAATATAACTGGGAGCGGAAGTAAAGGATTTTTGATTAAAATCAGCAGTGTCGATGGCAGTACTATTTGGGCCAGAGAATTTGACAAAGGCAATGGAAATCCTTGCGTTTTTGGCAGTGTTTTTATTAAATCAAACGGAGACATTGCAGTTCTTGAAGGAAGTGCTGCTGGCTTTACTTCGTCCTCAGTGGAAAATGCTTATGTTGTTTACAATGCAAACGGCTCTGTAAGCCAAACGGAATACATTACAAGATTCACCACCTCCTCTACCAATATTCGCGGTGTACAAGCTAAAAACGTAAATGGAACGCCTCTAGCTTTAGCAGTGACTGGATACAATGGCAACAATGCTGCACATCTATATCCGCTAGAAGCGACGAGCCCGTTTCCGTCTGGCAACAGCTTTCCTTTTATCTATCAAAATACTCTATGCAACCCACGAGGTTTTGACTTTGTCCCTGCTGCTTCAAATGCCTCTCCTCAAATATGCTATCTAATAGGCCTCGACGTTGCCTTCCCATCTACTGGCCAAACTTTTATAGCCAAAGTTAGCCCTAATGCTGCCAATACTGGAACAAATCTTTACTGGTTGAAAAGATTTGATGCTATACCTGGGACCAGCTTTTTTTACGGAGACCTAGCTGTAGATGATAATGGCAATGCTTATTGCGCCGGAGTCTTTGATAACACCGCTATTTTATTAATAAAAATAGACACAAATGGCAATGTAGTATGGAAGAATACTATTGACATCCTTTCAGGGGGGCCCCCGGTTATTCAAATTAGGTCTTCTACTAGGATCAGCCTAGGGGTTAGCGGAGATTATCTTATCGTTAGTTTTTCTTCCGACTATCAGTTTGTACTAAAAGTGCCAACTAATGGTAGCTTAAGGGGTACGTATACAAACTTGGCTGGTTACACTCTTGAATACGGCAATGCAACCTTAGAATCAAGGGTTAATCTATCCAGCGACACTACTAATGTATATACATCTCCTTCATTTACCAGCAATCTTCAGTTTTCAACTCAAAGTAGTGTCTCTGCGGCAGGTAGTCCTATTACAAACAACACTCCAAGGCGAGGTACTATTGAGTGATTCTTGTTTTTGCGGAAAATTCAACAGTTAAACAATATCCCGCAAGCATCAATGACTTGCGTCGCAAATTCCCAAGCGTGAGCTTTCCCTCTGATGTTTCTTCGTTTGATCTTTCTAGATATGGCGCTTATGTTGTAAAAGCAACTAGTCCTCCAAAGTTTGATTATACAAAGGAAACGCTTAACGAAGCGCTTCCCGTTTTAAAAGAAGGGGAATGGTTGCAGCAATGGGAGGTGGTCAGCTTGGGCCACCGCATCATTGAAGGTCGCAAAAGATTAGAAGAAGGGCAATGCAAAGCAAAGCGAAATGAGCTTCTTGAAAAAAGTGATTGGACTCAATTGCCAGACGTGCCAGTAGATAAAAAAGCTTGGGCGTCATATCGCCAAAAACTGCGTGATATTACGCTGCAGGCAGGTTTCCCGTCCTCAATTGAATGGCCTGTAGCTCCATAGAACCTTGCCCCTTTGCTGATTTGACAGAAGAAATTGTAGTGGGCTGGCTGCTTGATAAGTTTGGCGAGAAGAAAGTGGATGAAATCAAAGCCGCTCTTCAAGCGCAAATTGACGAACAAGCTTCGCCCACCAAAGGTACTGACATGCCTTAGGTTGGTTAAACTTTTGGTTTAGTCTCTTCCTCATGGCATCAAAATCAAAGATTGTCGTTAGCGGGCAAAAGCTGCTTGTGCCAAACAAAAGCAAGCGCACTAGACAAGGCAACGGTAAAAATAGCAAACCCAGTCATGGGCGCAAGCTAAAAATTGGACAAGGTAAATAAACCAAAGGGCCAAAAGGCCCTTTCTTTTTGCCTCTACAATGAAAAGAAAGCTTTAATACAATGATCCAACCAGGCAAATATGACATAACTATTTACCAAGGCGCCACCTTTGAATTGCCAGTGCAATACAAGGACAGCTCAAATGTGCCAGTTAATATGAGCGGCTACACTATTAGCGGCACATTATGGGACAGACTTGGAAACAATAGGCTTGCAACGTTTTCTACGCCTTATGTTTCTCAACCCAGCGGCATGTTTACTATGCGTTTAGAAGCTGCAACAACAAGTGGCATCACTGAACAAGGGCAATACGATGTACTTGTAACCACAGCGGCTGGTGACAAATTTTACCTTTTGGAAGGTAATGCGTTTTGGAATCCAGGGCTTTCTTGGAGAAGCTGATCATGACTGCAGTAACAGTTCAAGAGCAACAAAACACAATTATTGTCACTGAAGACAATAGTAACGTTGGCGTGACAAGCAGCGATGTCAGCGTTTTGCTAACAGCACCTGGCACACAAGGACCGCCACGAAGTGAAGATTCAGGTGTCATTTATTTAAAGAACAATGACATTGCTACGCCTATTTCCATTGCCGATGGCAGAGCTGTGGCGTCTGGCACAATGCTGACTAGCTCATTGGTGAATTTTGAAAAGGACGCTTCCACTAATTCCTTGAAATATAAAGGAACCAACGGGCGCTTCCATGCCATCGCTACATTTAGTTTTTATTCTGGCAGTCAAGATACTTGTGGTTTTTACATTGGAGTTAATCGTGATGCATCTTCTCCATTGGATCCTGATGCTGATCGAATTTCAGAAAGTGAAATTTACGTGAATGCAGGCACGCAATCAAATCAGCCTAAAAATGGAGCCATTCAAGCACTTGTGCAATTAACAACTGACGATAGGATTTTTTTCATTGTGCAAAACAAAACCAAGAGCGACAGTGTTTTAGTGGAATTCATGAAAATGATCGTTAGAAGCTAATGAGCGCATAGTGTTTGTCTTTTTTGTATTAACATGGAAGAATAAGCACTTCGCTACCATGGCACAGAGAGTTATCAATGGAGAGCAATACGAAGCTCTCTTGATTCGCGGAGACCTTAATGGTGGTCCGGTGCCTG